CAGCAGCGGATGCGCCGATGATGTCGATGACAGCCGATTGAGCCATCACCGCGAAGCCGACGTTGGCGACGTTGGTACCGACAGTGGTGCCGGTGGTTTGGGAAATAGGGCCGGCCTTGAGCGGGCCCGAAAAGGTAGAAGCACCCATTTTGATCCTCACATGCGAGTGTGTTGAGGCACATCTGTCTGCATGTCGTCAGCCGGGACTGTCAGATGTGCCGGTAACCCCGGAACTTGTCTTGAATATAACCCAACTCCACAAAAAGAAAAAGGGGTCCGAAGACCCCTTTTTCCGGCCGGGAAACTCCCAACCCTTTCTCTTTAGCCGCCAGGCGAACCAAAGATACCGCGAGGATCGCTGAAGCCGAAGCTGTAGCGCTCACGGGCCTTGTAGCGGACGTTGCCGGTATCGAAGTCGCCTTCGAAGCCGGTCTTGATCGCCACGCGGGTGAAGCCCTTCATGCCGTTGGGCGCGTCGGTCTTGATGAAGAACGCGTCGGGATCGGTCAGGAAGTGGTTCACGGTGTAGCCCTGCGGCACCATGCCCATGTTCCGGATGGCGTTGATGTCGTTGTCGGCCGTACCAACGCGAAGCGTGGACTTCAGGATACGGTCGGCAGTGAACATCAGCTCCTTCGGAATGATGAGCTTGAGGCCTTGGACAGCGATCTTCAGGCCGCGTTCGTCGGTGAACGCTGCGATGTCGATCAGAGCCTGCTCCAGGGAGGTCTCGGACAGGTCAGCAGGGGTGGACAGCTCGTTGCGCAGGTCCGGACCGCCCAGGGTGGGGTGGTCGGTTGCACACAGAGGCTTGCCGTCACCACCGATGGAGGTGGTGAAAGCGCCGTTCAGAACGGCGGCCGCCTTGATCTGCTTGGTTTGAGCCATCGAGCGAGCCAGGGCCTTGGTGTAGCGGGCCGACAGACGGTCGTAGAGGTTGTCCTCCACGGCTTCTTCGGTCAGCGAGAACGCCAAAGCGATGGTCTCGTGGGTGTAGCGAGCCGTGTAGACCTCTTGCGCCTGGTCGTATGCGACGCCAGCGCCTTCGTTCTTCACGGGAGCTTCACCGAAGCCAGACTCCATCACTTCCTCTTCGAACGCGCGGTCCGAAGTTTCCATGGTGTAAATCTGCTCGTGCTCGTTCTCGTAGTTCTTGTACTCCAGGCCGAACAAGGCGTTCAGGCCAGGCTCAAGCTCCTTTACCAGTTGTGCGCGGGAAATTGCCATGATTAAGCTCCTTGGCCTGCAACACCGGCACTACCGTACAGGTGCTCGTTGATCTTCACTACCACCACGGCGTTGGTACCGAACTCGTTGCCAGGGACATCCCACAGGCCAACGATCTTCAGGTTCAAAGCTGCAGCTTTTGCGATAGTGGACGAGTCGAGTTCCATGGAGGACACACCGGTGGTGGTGCTACCGCCAGTACCTACGACGTCGGCGTTCATGCCGATCTGAGTCTGCGCAACAGACTCATCGACCTGGACGATGAACAACTGGCTGGGATCGTCAATCACGTCGGCAATGATCTTGCCAGCGGTGATGTTGACCGAGCCCGGATAGTAGTTCTTCCAGGTGGGTTTGCCCGAAGTCGGGTCAATGTAGTTGCAGCCGTTGAACACACCGACAGCGGCGGTGTGAGTTGCAGGTGCGAACTTGACCAGGTAACCGTCATAGACGGTGACTAGGTCGCCTTGGTAAATGGCCCCGGACTGGTTATCAGCAATTTCGTAGCCGTACTGTTTCTGAGCACCAGTAGCGGACAAATTGCCGAGAGGACGCAGACCAAAGGGCTTATCGACGTTTGCCATTTGATGGTTCCTTCACAAAAAGTGTTTGATTAGTCGCTTTTCGAACCGCCACCAAACGACACTCTCGACTTGCGAGTGGGTCGCTCGATAACCATGCTCGAATGAGCATTGGACTTCATCAGTTCGTTGTCAGCGGCTTGCAATTGGTCGCTCGCTCGATCACGGTAATACGCATTACGCTCTGCAACCGTCTCCTCAGGGATTCGTGCAAGCAAGAGACCTCCCACGCTGATCACGCCAGCATGTCGGCCGTCTTCAACCGTTGGCACATGGTAGTCAGGATATTCGTCGCCCCGAACCAGCTCGTAACCCTCGCGGATTTTGCCGGCCACATTGGTGCGATCTTCCATCCCTCCTGCCTCTGCCCGAATCCAACGGTGCTTGTACCCAGGTGGAGCTGGCGGTGCGTCAAGTCGAGACGGGGGAGCCCAGGGCTTACGCCGCGCACTCTTCGCACGAGATTCGGCCTCGCGAGTGGTGCGGTTGATGGTGGTGTTGGCGTCGCTCATGTTCTCACTCCTTCACGTACTTGGCATATTCCTCAAGCGGAACGCCCAGCTTTTTGGCAATTGCAACTTGACTTGGCGTCAGTTTGACAGTGCGGCGTGCATTCGAAATACCCGATGAACGGGATGCAGGTGCTACAGCTTGCACGTTACGCTGTACCCTGTTGGGTTGCTGATCCGAATCCGTTTGGAACTTCTTTGGAAAAGCCTCACGGATTCTACGATCTAACTCATGATAGTACTCGTCTGAGCTGGCGTCAAACCCCTCCCCCTGGATCAACTGCTTGTGGATACCCCACGCAGCATGGGTCATGACGGTATCTCGGCCGTACCAGGGGTTGCGCTCGGCCCAGTCTTCGACCCGAGGATCGACCTGTCGGGCCTGCTGAACCGGTTGCTGGTACTGCTGGGGTTGGGCGGCTTGCGCAGCCTGCTGGGCAGCGAGTTGCTGCATGTAGGCCTGGCGCTGGGCCGTCTGGGCCTGCACGCTGGCCTGCTCGTTGGTCAGCATGGCCAGGCGCTGCATGGCCTCGGTCTCGGTATCCACGTCGCCCTCTTCACGGGCCTTGCGGATGATCTGCTTGAGCGCCACGGCTTGGGTCTCAATCCGGCCAGAGGCCTCGGTCATGCGCTGCTGGTCGGTGTTCAGGTACTGGTGTTCCAGTTGCTGTGCACGTGCCTGCACATTGCGGGCGTACTCCAGGGCTGCCTGCTCACGGCGCTGGGTCTCGCGTAAGCGGGCGGTCAGCTTGTCGATGCGCTTCTTGACGTTGTCGCTGTAGTCATCCACTTCGCTGCGGTTGTCGCCAGCACCCGCTGCGCCTGCGCCGTCAACAACCGCTTGCGGGGGTTGCGGCTTGTCCAGGAGCTCTGCCTTGCCGTCTTCGCCAATGGCGACAGCAGCAGGCTGCTCGTCTTCTCCAATTCGGTACTCCAGTTCTTGGTTCTCTGTACTCATTCCATGCTCCTTTACATGTGCAGAATGTCTTCGGGATCGTTGACCACGCCCAGCACCTCGTCATCGTTGATGAGGCGAATCTCGCCTCCGTCGATGGGTATGCGGGCACCGGCGTAGCGGCCGAAGATGATCCAGTCACCTTCCTTGCACCACGGACCGGTGGGGAACTTGGAATCGTCGCCGTAGGCGAGGTCCCCCATCTTCAAGACGTAGCCGCACACGGTGGCCAACTGCGTCTTCCTCTGGGTCTCCTCGGCCAGGACGATGCCGCCCTTGGTCTTTTCTGCGCCACGGTAGGGCAGGATAGCGATCCGCCAGCCGGTGGGCTTGGGGATCGTGTCGATCACAGCCTGATCGAGCTTCTCGGGGTCAAACCCGTGCTCGGTATACGCATCGTCCAAGGCGGGCTGCTTGCTGGCAGCTTCCTCGGCCCATTTGCGCTCAAGCGCAGTCATGTTGATCTGCGGTATTTCGGTCGTTGCGGCTTCCATGGTTCTCCTTTCAGGTTACAGGTCCTCGTCTTCGTCGCCCGTGGCCTTCTTCAAAAGCGCTTTCACGGACTCTTCGACCAGGTTCAAACCTTCGAGGCGGCCCATCATGAAGCGGTACCGCTCCATGTCGGAAATACCGCCGCCCAGAACAATTTCCTGGGCCTGGTGGCGATGCTTTCTGATTTCTTTCAGAACTGCTTCTGCAAATTCAAGCATGGTCGATTTCCATGAAAAGCAGTCGGTTTAACGCACCGACTGAAGGCGTTGGTAGTTGTCAGTATATCTTCACTGGACGGTTCCCGTCCTTCTTTTTCACAACCATCGAAGGACCAGGTACTCCCTTGGGCTTTTTGATGACGTCACCGCCATTGGCCATCTTGCGGGCCTTGCCGGCCTTGTCGTAGGCAATGGCAGCGGCCTGTTTGATGGCAGCAGCTTTGCTCTTGGGCTTGCTGGTACCGATCTTTCCGTCCTTCTTGTAGTCGCGCACGATCTCGCCGATGTTGGCGCTGATCGTCTTCTGGCTGGAACCTTTTTTAAGCGGCATTTCGTGCTCCTTGGTTGAGTGGTTGGACCTTGGCGGCTTGCAGCGCCAGGCGCTGCTGATCAATCTGGTTACGCTGCTGCAGACGCTGCTGATCAAGGGCCAAGCGCTGCTGATCGATCTGGTTGTCTGCCTGATCGGCCTGGGCGCGCTGCTGCAGCTCCTGCTGCTTGAGCGCCACGATGGGGTCTTCGCCGCCACCACCGGTGAGCTGGTCTTGCAGGTCGCGCACGTCCTTCATGTACTGGGCAATGCGCAGCGCGACCATGCCTTCCTTCTGGATTTGCGAGACCATGCGGTCCGGATCGGTGCCGTAG